AATATCAGAGTGCTCAGCAATATTTCTGATACAAGCGATATTCCACAGAGATTATTTGTGGGGCAATTTACCAGATGAACAATTCAATTAGAAATTTTAGATGCATTTTTATATAATATACCTTATAGAAAAAATTGAAGGATTTATACAGATGACACTGATATTCTAACAGAAGATCAGATGAACACCGAAACGTGAAGTGAGCTCGAAATAGCAAAAGATCTCACATCTAAGCCAGAAGAAACAGAAAAGCTTCCAGTCTGGTTTAAGAAATAATCGGTTAATTATTTGCTAAATTAATTGATTAAATAGACTTATTTAAGAATTGAGGAGAACATACGTATGCCAAAAAGTATTATCAGAGAATACGAAAATCCTAATCGTACTTTAGACTTATCTGCAAATTTTGCGGTATTTGTTCCAGGTCTTGCTGCAAATAAAGATTCAAGCTTAGAAAAAGAGGCTGAAAAAGCAGGCATTTATTATAAAGATACTAATATTTACAGGCTAAACAGCATAGAACAATTTAATAAATATATTGGTTTGTGCAAGATTAGCGCAGATCACACTGTTCCAGAAACAGCTAAGCCAGAAAAAGTTGATGCTAGCTCAGACTCTGAATTAATTGATAACTATAAATGACTCGTCTATAGTTATGATATGGATCAGTGAGATGAAACTGAAGAAAAATTTTATAGTGTAATAGAAGACACTGCTACCAGACCAGCTACTTGGTCAACTACCAGAAGACTTTATATTGAGGCTAAGGTAGAAGATGCGGATGGCAGCTTAGTAACACATTACTATAAGCTGGCTGAATACTCAAAAGAAGCAATGAGAGAATATTTTGCTGTAGAGGAACACCCAAAATTTATTAGTGGCTTAATTAAAATTAAAGTTGGAAATGAAGGTGTTAATATTGCTGATGATGAAAAGCACCTAGGAAATAAAATTGCATATGAGCTTCTTAATGTCGGATACACTGTTTATTATAAGGTATTAAAGGACTTCGATGAACAGCATCCAGAAACAACTACAGTTCTTGCTCAATTACTAGACAGAGATCTGTGGGAGCCATTAAAAGATAAATCAACTTATCGTATTCGTTATATTACTTCTGGTGGTTGCTATAATTATAATGTTTATGAGCTTATGGCTAAAGTTGCCAACTTTAACAATAATGTAGCTTTAGCGGATGCGGATACACTAGAAAATGCAACTGGCCGTGGCGACTGCATTGCTTTATTTGATATTGATGAAACTGGTTTTGATGCAACACTAAATACCCCAAGTAAAATTGCCGCTGCTTTCGGCGCTGGTGCGGAAGCTATTGGTGCAAAACTCGGAACTGCAGGTAAGTACTGTGCTATTTTTGCCCCAAGAGTTGTTTATGCTGGTGAAAATGAAGATTTCGATATTAAATATCCGGCATCATTCAACTACTTATTATGTGCAGCAAGATCTCAAGAAAACTTTGCTGAATGGTGGGCTGCCGCTGGCTACACAAGAGGTATTTCATATAAAACCATTGAATATACCACTTACAATTTTGGCGACCTATTAATCAATACTCTTGCCCCGAGAAAAGGCAATAGCTACACGACTATTTCAATTAATTTAATTCTTAATGAACGTGGTAACTATTATCTTTGGGGAAATAGAACGGCACTAAGCTTAGAAAAAGAGAATGATAACCTAAAATTTAGCCATTTCTTAAATATTAGACAGCTTTGTACAACTTTAAAACAAACTATTTATTCGGCTACAAGACAGTTTACTTTTGACCCTAATAGCGATGTTCTTTGGATTAACTTTGTCAATGCCATTCGCCCAACTCTTGAAAGAATGAAGGGTGATCAGGGTATTGCTGGCTATAAAATTTCTAGAGTTTCTACTGACAAAAAAGCAGTTATGATGGCAAAAATTAGAATTGTACCAATTGAAGCAGTAGAGGATTTTGACATCAGCGTTTATCTAGAAGACTCAATCGACGGTATTGTTGTAAATGCTGATGAAACAGCTGCTGACTAGTAGAAGGAGAAATAAATTATGGATCAAAGCTTAAATACTACTCACATTACTGGTAATCTTAGTCAATATGAAGCGGCTAGAAGTAATTACTTTGTGTTTCAGGTTGCTCCAGACCAATTAACAAATCTTGTTCATCCTGACTTTGATACAAGTGCTGGTGAACCTGCAGATTCAGATAAATATAATGGTCAAATTGTATCTGATTATTTAAGACTTAATGTTGTTAAGGCGAATGTTCCAAACTTTAAATTGGGGAGCTCAATTGTTTACACTCGTGGTAATGATGTTGTAAAAATGGCCGGAAAGCCTGAATTTAATGATGGCGAACTTGTTATTGATGACGTTGTAGGACTACATGTCAAAGATATGCTTTATTCTTGGTTATATCTTGCCTATGACCCACATACTCGTAAAACAGGTCGTATGGTTGATTATAAGAAAACTGCCACATTACTTGAGTATACTGCTGACTATAAATTAATTAGATATTGAATTCTCGACGGCTGCTTTATTACTGGTATTGATGAGGCTGCCTTTGACAGAGAAGGTGACTCTGACAAGAGACAGTTAACAGTTGCAATTTCATTCGACCGTTCAATGATGTACACTGATAATAGTGCGATTTAATTAATTACTTATGCATTAAGAGCGTGCAAATAAAGCACGCTTTTTATTATTTTAAAAAATAGATTTAATAAATTTATTTGCTAAATTATATGATAACAGATGCCAATAGTTATGAAAGGAAAAATAAACTATGGGAAGACGAAAAGTAGACAGAAGCGACAAAATAATGCAAACGTTTGAAACGACTAAGCCACTTAAAGTTAGACTTGAGATACAGGCAGAAAAACGTGGTATGACCGTTTCAGCTTTAATTAGAGAAATATTAGAGCAGTACTTTGAAGACAAACGCTTATAGTTTATTATTGTAAAGGAGAAATATATGGCAGAAGAAAGACAGACGAAATATACGATTGCAGAAGGTTACGAATTACCGTCAAGGGGCAAAATTTATAACGCTGCAGTTAATCCACATGTTGAGCTAAGGAGCATGACAGCACGAGATGAAATGAAAAGACTTTCACCAAGTTCAACTCAGTTTAAAAAGCTAGCTGATATTATTGAAGGCTGCATGATTGAAAAACCAGCTATTCATGTCTATGACATGGCTCTTGGTGATTATGAATTTTTGTTACATAAATTAAGAATTATTACTTATGGTCCTAAGTATAAAATGGCGCTTACATGTAATCATTGTTTGGAAAGCTTTGAAACTGAGGCTAACTTAGAACAGCTACAGGTTACTGATTTTGATGAAGATAAATTTGAGGCATTAAAAACGTTCCAACTTCCTAAATCAGGCGATTTAGTTAAAATTAAATTTCAAACTCCACATATGCTAGACGACATTGAGCTCCAAACCAAAGAGCTCAAACGAAAACTTAAATCTCCAGAAGTTGAGGTAGACCTATTAATCTTACTAAGAAATATTATAGATGAAGTTAATAATACCAAGCTATCACCTGATAAATTAGAAACTTATATTAATAATTTACCAGCAGCTGATATGATAAAAATTATTAATAATTTGGATGCTTTAAATGCATGTGTTGGTATCGATAGTAAGCTAATAGTTGATTGCCCTCACTGTGGAGGAGAGGTACTAACATCGTTTCGCTTTGGACCAGAGTTTTTTAGACCCACAAACATCTAAAGATGGGTCACCGTTTGGTCCAGCAAGATATAAAGAAATTGTTAAAGAATGCTGATATATTAGCGACCAGCTGCACACAAGTTATTCAGATGTTTTAGACTTAAGCTATCAAGAACGAATATTTTTGATCGAATGCATAAATAATAAACAAAAAGAACAACAAAAAGCTATTGCGGCAATGCAACAACAAATGGCACTAAAGAAGAAAAAATAGCCGGAGGATAGACTATGGCAATTAATGATTTAAAAATTTATGGTAATGACGAGAGTACACAATCATACTCTGAGTTTTTTAAGTTACTCCGACAGTATAATCTTGATATTAATGCCACAGTTGAAGATTTAAATAAATTAAATATCGAAAATGTAAAAAGTCTTGGCATGCTTCAAAAAAGGCAACAAGAAGAACTGGCTAAAGAGTATACAGACTTACGCAAAAAGGCTAATGAAAAAGAACATGCTGATCAACTTGCAAAGTTAAATGAACGTTATGTCGAGCTAGAAAGGCTAGATGAAGCCGCATTAAAGGCTAGAACAGGCTTAACTAAAAAACAGCTAGCTGATGAAAAAGCACAAGAACAGAAAAAACTTGATGCTATCAAAAAGTATAAAGATAAGCAGGCAGAGAAAGAAGCACAGCAAAAAATAAAAGAAGAAAAGAAGCAAGCTGCTTCTGAACGACAAAAAGCTGCGCAAGATTTAGCAAAGCAGCTAAAAGATGCTAAAACACTGCAGGACAAAGTTGGCGCCA